TAATCCGCCAGCTCGCGGACCAGGCGAACCACCTCGGCCAGGTCGGCCGGGGTGGCGTCGCGCAGCGTGAACGGGGCGGCCGCCTCGGTCACAGCATCAGGCTCAGGGGATCCTCGATAACGCTGCGACGCTGCTGGATAACGCCATGAAGCCGCTACGAACGGCGCGGCAGTATCTGGCCCGGGCCAAAGCGCTGGGCGTGACTGCGCTGAATATGGTTGCGGTTCTGCGCGGCGACATCACCGGTTTTATCAGCAGCACCACCGATTTTGTGAATTTTCCGTCCGCTTTCATGAACGATATTCAGTCGGCCCTCAGCCTGCAGAGCTCGGCGGCCATGAGCTCCATCAGCAGCGACTCTGCCGTCTATGCGTCAGCGCCGGCCGTGGTCATCGCGGACTGGGCGGCGGTAAAAACACAGGCCGATGAAGTGGCCGCGCTGCCGGCGGGTCTGGTCACTGGCGATGTAACCGCATCAGTCGAGATGCCGGCGAACGTGACCACCAGTGATATCCGCGAGCTCATCGCGATGACCATGATCAGCGTGGCCATCGAGCTGGCGCAGCAGGCGTCAGACCTTCTTAGTGATGAGACCATCACGGCTTCACTCAGTCCCGCTGATATCAGTCTGATCGCCGGTGATGCCCGTCAGGCGGTACAGAACGCCATCGACAGCGTGCGCAGTACCTGGGCGGCAGAGATGGAGAACATCAGCAGTTCAGCGACGTCGATCGCCCTGCAGTATCAGCCGGTGATTGATGGCCTGCGCGATACTGCTCTGTCCCTGCAGTCGATGGCTGTGGCCCTGATTAATGCCCGGCCGCCGATGATTCAGCGCACCGTGGCCAGCGCCACGAACCTGCACCTGCTGGCGCATCTCTGGTACGGCGACTACACCCGTGCCGGCGAGCTAAAACTCCTTAATCCGTCCCTCCGGGACCCTAATCACATCATCCCGGGAGACGTGCTGAATGGCTACGCAGAATAAGCAGGCCGCGCAGGATATCGACCTCGACAAAGTGTCTGTGATCGTCGGTGGTAAGGTGCATTCCGACTGGTCCGGCTACGGTATCGACAGCGACTTTCTTATCCCCGCCGATGCCTGGTCGATGCGTCTCGGTCTGCCTGCCGGCATCTTCCCTGAAGGCGTGGCCCGGGGCGTTCCCGTTCAGGTTCGCGTCGGGCCGGATGTTGTGATGTCCGGGCGCATAGACCGGGTTTCCCGTACCGTCAGCCGCGATCAGGTATCGCTGTCCGTCTCCGGCCGTGACGGTGCGGCCATCCTGGTGGACTGTGCATCACCTTTACTGACCAGCCGTCAGGCCAGCCTGGAAGAAGTCATCGCCCAGGTCGTGCGGCCGCTGGGTATCAAAAACATCGAGCTGCACGCCGAGAGCTCGATCCGCAATGACAAAATCACCACCGAACCGGGCGAGCGTGCCTGGGATATCCTGCTGCGGGCCTGTGCCGGTCGCGGGCTCTGGCCGTGGTTCCGGCCTGATGGCACGCTGGTCATCGGTGGCCCGGATTATACGGCTGCGCCGGTGGCCACACTGGTGATGCGCGGTTCCGGCGAGGGCAATAACCTGCTCAGTCTCACCGATGAAAGCAGCATGGAGCGCAGTTTCTCCCGTCTGACGGTGCTGGCGCAGGGGCATGCACACTCGACTAACAATAAGAAAGAGCTGGGGATCATCGACGTCAGCAGCACCACTCCGCTGACGGTAACGGAAGATGCCGACACTACCGACACCGAACTGGACACGGGCCTTCCTGAGACCGGCCAGCATGGGCTGCAGTTTATCGTTGAAGATCCGACGGTCACGTATTACCGGCCGCAGGTGGTGGTCATGCATGACGCCGATGACCTGGACCAGGTCCGCTACCGCGCCCGCAAGATGATGGCCGATGCTCGCCTGGAGGGTTACAGCCTGATTGCCCGGGTTCAGGGCCACCGTACCAGCGACGGCGTCCTGTGGGAGCCCGGTCAGCGCATCCACGTTATCAGCGAGCCGCACGGCATCGATGCCGTCTATTTTCTGATGGGGCGGGAGTTCACCGGCGGTCGCCCGGGCGGCGCGGTGACCACGCTCAGATTGAAAGAAGACGGCGTCTGGATACCCGACGCGTGGCCGAAGAAGAAAAAGGCCCGCAAGGGACGGAAAAAGAAAAAGCAGGAGACAGCGATAATCGATGTGGAACCAGGTTGATTTACGTATCCGCTCCGCACTGCGCGGTATCAGGCTCGCGTTCAGGGGGCGTTTAACCCGCGTTAAAAGCGATTTAACTATCCAGCAGGTGCAGGTTAAAGGACTTGCCGGCGAGCAGCTGCAGGACGCCGAACTGTTCCAGCACTTCGGGTTTACCAGTTGCCCGCCTGCCGGCACTCAGTGTATCGTGCTCCCCATCGGTGGCCAGACGTCGCACGCCATCATCATTGCCACCGAGAACGGCGCGTACCGCCTGCAGGTGGCCAGCGGCGAGATGGCCATCTACTCCGAGGAAGGCGCTTTTGTGCATATCAAAAAGGGCCGTATCGTCGAGGTGGAGTGCGATGAGTACCTTGTGAAAACCAAAAAATACACCGTCGAAACTGAAGATTACGGCGTCACAGCGTCAGCCGGCGCGACCTTTGAAACGCCATTACTGAAAGCCAGCGACCAACTGGCCGACGGTAAATCGACGCTCGATGAGATGCGCGAGACCTATGACGACCATGACCACAATCATGGCGGAGACGCCGGTACCACCAATAAACCGAACCAGCCTATGTAACCCCCGCCAAACCCACTGACACCTGTCTGTCTGTTCGTATCCGTCCGCGCTGTCATCATGGCAGCGTGGACAGACTATTAGATCCGACAACCGGCGACTACGCCGGCACGAGCACCAGCACCCTGGCTAACGCAGTGTATCTGCGTCTGACCATCCCGCTCGGCTCATGGTGGGCGCAGCCGGATGTCGGTTCAAAGCTTTACCTGCTGAGGAGAGAGAAAGATGTAACCCGCGTACATAAGCTCGCTCGCCAGTATGCCGAAGAGGCGCTGGCACCGCTGACGGCCGATACCGACGGTCGGGCAAAAAGTATCACAGTAGAAACCTTTCAGGGGGAGCCGGGCTGGCTCCTTTTATTGATCACCGTTATTCAGGCCGATGGTATTACCGTCCCCTTTAAGCATTTTGTGAGGGTTAATTAATGCCGTTTATCACGCCGACGTTTGACAATATCCGCAGTGATATTCTGCGCGATATTAAAAACCTGAATACAGACGCGGATATCGGCGTTGATAGCGACTTATATATCCGCGCCAGCGCAGTAGCCAGCGTGGCCACCGGTATTTATCAGTATCAGGGCTGGATAGTTCGCCAGATATTTCCCGACACTGCCGATACCGAGTTTCTGGAATGGCACGCCCGTACGCGCGGCCTGTATCGCAAGTCGGCCACCACGGCCAGCGGCACCCTGACGGTCACGGGCGAACCCGGCGCGACGGCAGCGGCCGGCTACAGTGTGACGCGCGGTAGCCTGACATATACCACCACGGCCGCAGTGACGCTTGATAGTGACGGTAACGGCACGGTAGCGGCAAGCTATTCCACTGCCGGCGCTGCCGGTAATACCACAGCTATCACAACAGGCACGTTTACCAGCACGCCGACAGGGTTCGACAGTACCGTTATTATCGGGATTATGTCCGGGGGGACTGACCAGGAATCGGATACCGAACTGCTGGACCGTCTGCTTGACATTATTCGTCGCGCACCAGCCGGCGGGAATAAGTACGACTACCGCCGCTGGGCTATGTCCGTGGATGGCGTCACGGCCGCTTATGTATATCCTCTGCGGCGCGGGCTGGGTACTGTTGACGTGGTCATTACCTCGGCCGACGGTTTACCCTCCGCCGAAATTATTGCCGCCACGCAGGCATATATTGACGATGTACGGCCGGTAACAGCAAAGAACAGCCTGGTACTGGGGGCGACGATTAAAACGGTAGACCTGATTATTCAGGTTTCACTTGATGGTGTGACGATAGATATAGCACGTGAAAATATTATTGCCACACTGACCGAATATATCAATAAATTACCGCCGGGCGAGCCCTTTATTCGCTCTCAGGCCGAAATGCTGATTTCTATCGTGACAGGTGTCGTGGACCGCGTCATCGTCTCGCCGACGTCGAACGTATTCCCTGATGTCAGTGAAACCGTTGTGGAATGGATCCGCGTCGGCAGCATTGAGGTTTCGCAGATATGAGTAATGCTAAAGACCTTTTATCCCTTTTACTGCCGCCAGTTGCTTACGATACGCAGCAAAAAGCTTTAGCTGCAGAATTATCGGCAGAAGGTAACGCATTTGATGCAACGGATGAATCTGCCAAAAATGCCCTGAATGGAGTTGCTCCGTTTTTCGCAGCGAACCTGTTGACTGACTGGGAGCGTGTGTTAAATGTTACTCCCAACGAGGATGACAGTTATCAGCAGCGTCTCGATCGGGTTCTGATTAAGCTGTCAGAAACGGGCGGCCTGAGCATCCCGTACTTTATTAATATGGCGAGCAGAAGCGGTTACACCATCACAATTGATGAATTACAACCTTTCAGGGTTGGTTCCAGTCGTTGCGGTGAT